GAGCAGTGAAGACTTCCTGAGCGTTGTCGTAGGAAATCGCCGAACCTTCGTTCTTAACCGGAGCAGCCGAGAAGCCCGACAGCTTGGTTTCTTCTTCGAAGCTACGCTCTGAAGATTCAGTTTCGAAGATTTCCTTGTGCTCTTCGCCGTAACGCGAATACTCAAGACCGAACAGGGCGTTCAGTCCCGGCAGAAGCTCCTTGAGGAGTTGTGCGCGTGAAATTGCCATTGTTCAGTCTCCTTATACGCCAGTAGCGTTGTTGTACTGGTGCATACCGGCATTCCACTTGACGATAACTTCGGTGTAAGAACCGGGGTTACCAGCAGTGTGGGTTTCAGGCACGACATCAATGATACGCACTGGGAACGTTGCATCCGTGCCAGTGGTGTCGTCGATAGCGACCTTAGAGTTGCCGGTGGCAGTGTTGCCAGCGTTCTGAGTGAGCACAGCGTTGTTACCGACCGCAGTGCGGTTTACGTAGCCAATAGTCGTGCCCGACGAAGTAACCGCGACTTTGTAGAGTGCGTCAGGGTCATCAGATACAACTGCATTGATGTCTGAAGCGACTACATCGCCGGGGTAGTATTGACGGAAAGTCTTTCCGAAGGTTGCGTCTGTGTAAGAACAACCCATGAAAACACCAACCGGAGTTGCGGCGTCAGTACCAGTGTCTTTCGACAGAGTTCCGTCCGAATTGAGCTTAACCACGTCGCCAAAGAAAATAGCTGTAGCTGAACCCGAGTCGATTGGAATCTGGCGAGTAGCACCGGCAAACACCTGTCCACCGATCAAGTTGACCGGCAGAAGCCCGTAAGGGGCGTCTACAGAAGGATATGCCATATTAATAAGCTCCTAGCTTATCTGCCTTTGCCAAATGATGTCGTTGAGCGTTTCTCGTTAAAGAGCGGCATCCGGACATCGTTCTCTCGCATGAAGTTGTTGTCTACGGAATCCATCTGGGCTTTGTTCTTGCCGGAGAAATAATCCCGGCGTTGATCCATGAACTCAGTCGGAATCTTACAGAGCAACAATCCTGCGACTTCGATGTTGTCCTTGAAACGGCTGTTCTCATCTCGCAGCAGCTCAAACTTGGGCTGCTCTTCGATTCGAACCGGCTCCCACCCTTCGCGCATCTTTCTAGATACGTTCTGAGCGTCGGCCTTCCCCAAAGATGAAACTCGAATCCACCGATAGGAGTATCCGGGTTCACGATCTGGCTCGGGCAAAGTAGATGCCGGTTGCCAGCTTTTGGGACGTTCCCGCGTAGCGCGAGTTTCAGTTTCACGTGAAATTCTAGTCTGTGTCATGTCGTTACTTCCCTACCTTCATAAGTTCCTTAGCGTATTGCTCAGGGGTCAAACCCAACTTTCTAGCGATTGCCAGTTGAGATTGTTTGAGCACGATCTTTTTGGGGGACCGGCTGCGTGAGGCAGAAGCGACGACAGGAGCAGGCTTGGCTGCACGTGTTCCCGTTTCAAGTGCTTCCCCGAAATATTCAGGAAAGCGACGACGCATCGTTTTGTCGATAGCGTCCCAGTATTCGTCGGTGCCCGCGTATTGTGGGCCACGTTCTCTAACGAGCTTCTGGTGAAGCCCAAGTGCAGACGCAGTCATCTCGTCATCTGAACCCCACCAACTATTACGCTCTTGCCACGCAATAGTTTTCTGGTCCAATTGAGGTTGCTGTACCTGTTGTGGCGATTCTACCTCTTGTTCCGGCTGTTGTAAAGTCGGTTGGTAGTTATTTATTTGTTGCATTTTATAAGAAGCAGAATTCAGCATTTCTTGAGCTTCAAGAACTTTGTCTGTGTCGCCCGCTTCATATGCTTCACGGTAAGCCCGTTTTGCTGCTTCTTGTTCATACTCAGCAGCTTTGCGGTAAGTCTCCAACAAGTCCTGCTCGCCCTTAGACAGGGTCTGCTTCAACCTGCGGTTTTCTTCCAGCAGTTTCTGCGTAGCGGCAACGGCTTCACGCTGCTCACGTAGAACGCGCTCTTTCTCACGGCGCTCGTCATGCCAGACCTTCTTCATCTGCTTGAGGCGGGTCTTGACCTTATCCGAGTACTCATCGAGTTCGTCAGCTTCGAGTTCTTCTACGATCTCCTTCGGCATAGGCTCGCGCCCACGGTCTTCCTCTGGAGTATCGTCTTCGATCTCGACTTCCGGGGCATCGACTTCCTGCTCCTGCTCTTCGATTTCGATTTCAGTATCGACCTCGGGCTGGTTGCCCGGCTTAAATTCTTCCATGTGTTCTTCTTGGGCCATCTTCGCCTCCTATGCTCGGGTAATACCGCGTGGGTCTTCCACTACGGCTTCAACAGAATCGTCGTTAATTACGCGGAACTCCTGCCCATGTATTCTCACACGGGTACCAGCGTGCGGGCGCACGAGGATAAAATCACCCTCTTTGCACCATGGGCCGCTAGGGAACCTAGTTTTGTCTGAGTAAGCGTCCGGGCCTAGCTTCAGTACAAACAAGGTCGTGGTCAGGAGTTCTTCGTGGTGAAGGGTAATATCAGCCTTGATAATTCCGCCTTCGGTCTTTTCTTCGATTTCCGGAATAGCACATAGTATGCGATAGCCTGAAGGGTCAGGTAACTGCTTGGCCTTCCGTTCGGGGTCTGCCGCCAGCACCTTTGGCATTTTTGGCAGAGTCTTGTCCTCTACGTCAGTCATCATCGTTTTCCAGTTTAGTTGCGAGATCGGCTACGATCCCGTTTGCTACGAGAAGCCCACGATAAATACCGCAGGCATACTTATAGGCACCGAAGTCCTCGGCCTTACCCATGGCCGTGTCTTCTTCGATAACCTTAAGTTCTTCTTGTATCTTTTTAGATAGATAGCTTAGAATATCGTCATTCATTTACATCCTCAGTTCGCTGCCTAGGTTGTGGAGCAGGGGGTTGCTCCGCTTCTTTCGCTGCCTGCATTTGTTCGCGGGCGATATCTACGCCAATACGAAGTCCTGCTTCTTGCTCTTGTGCAGACAATTTTGCCTTGTCTGTTGCCACCTTTGCGCCGACTTGGAGGCCAGCGATACGTTCTTGTGCAGCAATGCGCTCGCGTTCGATTTCCAGACGGTCTGCCTCTGCGGCAGCGTCGATCTGTAGTTTCTGTTGCTTGATTTGAGTTTCTTGCTGTTTGATCTGTAGCTCCGCCTGCTGCATTTGCAGGATCGGGTCTTGTGCTTGTTGTGCCTGCTGTTGCTGGGCAACTTCGGCTTGGTCTTTGGCCAGTACCTTCTCTGCTGCTGCGGCAGCCAGACGGGATACTTCGACTTCGGTTTGCTCATCCATGGGAGCGTTAGGCTCAGGATACGGAACGCCAGCAGCCACTTCAATCTGACGCCGGTATTCAAACGCAATATGCTCTTGGATGTGTGCAGCCAGAGCGGCCATGACAGCCGGGGCGTTAGGACTCATCTGCATAAGCTGCTGAATCTTGGGGTCTTGCGCAGCAGCCATGTGGACTTTGATGTGCGCCTCGTGGTCTTGGTACATGAACGCCTTGACCGGCTTGCCGTTTATCATGTCCATGTTCTCGGACACAGGATCACGCGGCTCCATGTCTTCGCCGTCCTTAAGCGGGACCAGCTTTTCCGCTTCCTTGATACCCAACACCTCAAGCATCTGACGATGCAGGTAGGGCAGGTCGTAAAGCTGCGGTGCGCCTTGAGCCAACTGAATGACCGCCTGATACTGGACGATCTTCTGAGCCATCGTAGCGGCATTAGGGTCACTGACGGGGATTACTTCTACGGTGTCGTAGTCTTCCTGCTTTGCGCGCTCATCGCCCGCTACAGGCTCATACTCGTAGTAAGGTGACGTATAGTCGCGGATCAGGACCTTGAGGAGTTTGAACTCCTGCTTCATCGAATAGTGGATGCGCGCCTGCACAGCAGACATGATCTTGAGCGTGCGCTCCAGAATAGCCAGCGTGGTCCCAACGGGAGCTTGCGCCGACATATCGCTGATCTTCATGTCAGCAGCGGCAGCGAAGCGGCGACCTTCTTCTACAATAGTGCCGAGGAGGCTGTAGAGCACTTGGCTTGGCTCTTTATACGGCAGTGGCATGATATTATCACGCATAGAGCCGCTAGCTACGTCTACATCGCGCCATTCAGCTGGGCCGATAGGCGTATCGTCACCCTTTACTCTAAGACCCTTAGTTTTGAAGCCGCCCGGTAGATTAGAAAGGGTACCAGCATCAACGAGCTGACGAATAAGAGAAGTACCGGACTTAGCAAAAGCACCAACAAGATGGATAAGTCCAAAAGCATAGAAACCGAAACCCGGCACATACGAATAATGTACGAAGTGGTTGCGCTTACGCTTTTGCTTATCGTTCTGGTTCCAGTTGCGGCGAATTGAGAGGATCGTCTCGCTAGCTTTGTCCACAGTGACGATATATGGTAGCCCAACGTCGCCATCTTCTTTCTCCCTGTACTTGTCGTCTTCAATGACCAGATCGACATGCATCTCTAGGAGCTTGTAGCGGTCGTCCGATGTGGCGCGGAACCCCATCTTCTCCGCAATGGCCTGCTCGACATCATCCATGGTGTCGGTGGGTTCCGGCAGGTCCACATCACGGTAAAAACCTGAGCGCTGGAGGCGCTTCATTTCGTTTTCGGTTTTACGCATCACGTGAGTGACGCGCTCGGCGGTTTCTAGGTTAGATGCGCCATATGGGACTACAACGTCCTCTGCTGGTACATACATAGCCGTTGGACGATCAACCGCCGGATCGTAATAAACCTTCTTAAAAGCGTTCCCTGCCAGCCCTAGACCCCAAAGCATGCGCTCATGCTCGGGTCGGTACTCAACCATGCGCTCGGTAAGCTCATAGTTCATGTTGTTGCGTACGCGCTCGGCAGACTTTTTCTTTTCTTTAGTCTCTTTACCAATGATCTTGGTCTTCACCGGCCCTTGCGCCGGGAAAGTTTCCATCATGGTCTCAGCTTGGAACTTAACGAGGGCTTCAGACAGCAGTGGGTGGTATACACCGCATGCGCCGGGCCAAGGTTCGCTACGATCTTCTACTTTAAGGCCAAGAAGCTCCAGACCGTCAACGTAAGTCTGCATCCAGTCCTTGCGAGAGTCCAGATCATCCTCGTAGTCGCCGGTAAGCTCGCTAGCAAGCTCCTGAAGCATCCCCTCATCGAGGTCTTCAGCCATGTTCTCGTTAAATTCTTCGTCCTCGCCCGGCTCAAGCTCGATTTCGAGGCCGTCCATCTCAATACTAACCGACTCAGGGTCCTCAATCTCGATCTCGATGGCCGGTTCGTCGTCCATCAGACCCATTTCG